GATGGTAAGAGAAAATCTAGATGGGCAGTAATCAGAAACACCAACCCTCAGTTAAAAACTACTACCATGAAAACATGGTTAGATTGGTTTCCAGAAAATATATTTGGTAATTTTACTTACTCAGTTCCGTTTACCCATAATATACACATCAATGATATAGAGTTAGAGGTTATATTTTTAGCATTAGATAGACCAGAAGATGTAAAAAAACTACTATCATTAGAACTAACAGGAGTATGGATTAATGAAGCTAGAGAGATTCCTAAATCTATTGTAGATGCTTGTACTATGCGTGTAGGCAGATATCCAGCAGTTAAAGATGGTGGACCTACATGGTATGGTGTTATAGCAGATACCAACGCACCAGATGAAGATCATTGGTGGTCTATTATGTCAGGGGAAGTACCAGTACCAGATCATATGAATCAAGAAGAATCATTGATGTTAGTTAAGCCTGACAACTGGAAGTTTTTTGTACAACCACCTGGAATGATTGAACTAAAAGAAGATGATAAGATCAAGGGGTACGACATCAATACGACAGCTGAAAATATTAAAAATGTTACAGAAAATTATTATCCTAATATTATTAGGGGTAAATCAAAGTCATGGATAGATGTTTATGTACTTAATAGATTAGGAACTATCGAAGATGGTAAGTTAGTATATGGTTCTTTTAGAGAAGATACACATATTGCTAGTGAAGATATACAGTTTGCAAACACTACAGTATACATAGGTTTAGACTTTGGACTTACACCATCAGCTGTGTTTGGTCAAAAGCTACCTGATGGCAGATGGATAATAAACCATGAGTTAGTTTGTTTTGATATTGGTACAGTAAAGTTTAGTGAAATGCTTAAACATGAAATAATAAAGCATTGTGCAGATAAAGATTTAAAGATATTTGGTGATCCAGCTGGAGATTTTAGGGCGCAAACAGATGAAACTACTCCTTTTCAGATACTTAGACAACAAGGTATCCAAGCCTTTCCAGCTCCATCAAATGATGTATCTCTACGAATAGAATCAGTAGAAGCTGCATTAAATAGGATGGTTGATGGTAAGTCTGGTTTCTTACTATCGCCATCCTGTAAACAACTAAGAAAAGGGTTTCTTGGTGGATATCACTATAGAAGAATACAGACATCAGGTGAAAGGTATGAAGATAGACCAAATAAGAATAAATACTCTCATGTCCATGATGCACTACAATATTTGATGCTAGGTGCTGGAGAAGGTAGATCTTTGACAGTAGGATCACAAAAACCAGCTGTTACAAATGTTTACAGTTCTTGGGATATATTTAATAGAAATAGTATAAATAAACGAGGTAAATGGGATATTTTTCGAAAGAATGGTTAGTATTCTTTTATGATCCACCTAATGAAGAGTGGTATCACATATTTAGAAAAAAAGGCATGGCTCATTGTGGAGCTTGTTATTATGATACCCAAAAAGGTGTATGGGTTGTTTTAGAACATATACACAAAAGACTAGATGTATCTATTTTACAAGGTGATGAAGTAGATAGAGTATTTGGATATATACTATCGAACAATGGTACCTTTTTAAAAACTAAAAGATTCAAACATAAATGGAGATTATTTCAAGCAGCATGGTTACGAGAACATAGTTGTGTAACAATAGTTATGAGATTAATTGGAATAAATAGATTGATTATTACACCTTTTCAGTTATATAAATACTTAGTAAAGAATGGAAGCACTAAATGGGCATTTTTAGAACACCAAAATACAAACCAGATCCAGAGCTAGAAAAGAAGCTAAAAGAAGAAAGAGAAGAAGCTGAAAGACAAAAAAAAGAGCTAGAAGCAAAAGATAAAAGATTTAAAGAAAGATTTGCAAAAGGTGTTATTGGTCAAAGAAGTTTATTTAGTAGAGCAAGTGGACAAGGTTTTTATACAGATGGAGAACAAACATAATGGGAGCTAGTAAATCAGCATCATCTAGTAAAGATAATAACTTTAGCATGGCTGCTTCTACTGGTGGTACACCAAATATTATAAATCAAAATGCAAAGATAAAAAGAGCTGGTAAAAAAGCAGATGAATTTGCTAGAGAAAAATTAGGTATTACACAAACAGGAAATGCAATATTTGCTACACAAGGTGAAAATGTTGCTGGTCAAATGTATGGTAGTGAATATCAAAAAGCTAGAAATGAATATTTAGCATCACAAGGTCTAGGTACACTCAATAAAGAAACAGGATCTTTTACTGCTGGTGTACAAACAGATAAGGGATTGACATTTACAGATACTACTAGAGGCTCATACAGAGAAGCTAATAGATATAGAATACCTTTATCAAAACAAATGTTTGAATCACAACAAAAGTTTCAAATGGGATTAGCTGGAGTTACAGCACTAGCTGGTATTCCATTAATTCCAAGTATATTATTATCTAATTCTCAAACACCTTACTCTAGTTATATTAATAGTACATCAACTAGAGGTTTTTATGATTTTTCAGATAGTCCAGTACCAGACAAAAACAAAACACAAGGTATGACACCACCAGAAGCAAATGAATTTAATACAATGACTGAAGCAGAAAGAGAAGCAGAAAGAAAAAGAAGAAGAGCAGCAAGTGGACAAGGAGATCTTGCTGGTAATGTAAGATCATTGTTTTCAACTATATCACAAACCTTTGGTGGATCAGGTTAATGGAATATAATAGTTATCGTACATCTGCAAATATGTCAGAGATGAACGCTAAATTATTTTTAAAAAAATATAGTTTAGCAGAGGGTTTAAAATCTGTATGGAAAACAAAGTTTGAAGAAGCATATGAATATACTATGCCTGGCAGAGAATCATTTTATGAAGAATCACCAGGTCAAAAAAGAACAGATAGAATATTTGATGAAACAGCAGTAGTAGGTATACAAGAGTTTGCTAGTAGATTACAAGCAGCTATGATTCCTACATTTGGTAGATGGATGCACTTAAAATCAGGTGTTGAAATACCTTTAGATTTATCACCACAAATAGATAAAGAATTAGATGATATAACAAACTATATATTTGAAGTATTACACAATTCTAATTTTAATCAGGAAGTGCATGAATCTTTTATGGACTGTGCTATTGGTACAGGATGTTTACTTGTAAATGAAGGTACAGCATCTAATCCCATAGTATTTAATTCTATACCATTACCACATATAACTTTGAATAGTGGTCCTGATAATAAAATAGATTGCATCTATAGAAAAAGATTTATTCACATAAATGATTTAAAAGTTTTGTATCCTAATGCAGATCTTGATGAAAATCTTTTAGCTATTATGGGTAATAACCCAGATCAAAAAGTAACAGCTATAGAGGGTACAATGAGAAACTACTCAGATCCTAATAAAGAAGTTTATGATTATGTTGTTTGTATAAAAGAATATGAAGCAATAATTATTAGTGAACAATTTGAAGGTGCTGGATCAAATCCATTTATTACATTCAGATGGAACAAAGCAAGTGGTGAAGTTTATGGTAGAGGTCCAGTATTTAATGCTATGGCAGCAATCAAAACTACAAACCTTACAGTAGAACTAATACTAGAAAATGCACAGATGAATATATCTGGTATCTATCAACTAGAAGATGATGGTGTAATTAATACAGATAATATTGCATTAGTGCCTGGAACTATTATTCCTGTTGCTCCAGGATCAAGAGGATTACAACCTATTAATGCTGCTGGTAGATTTGATGTAGCACAATTAGTGTTAGAAGATATGAGAAACAATATTAGAAAAGCATTATATATGGATACACTTGGTCCAACAAAAGGAACACCTATGTCAGCTACAGAAGTAGCAGAAAGAATGGCAGACTTATCAAGACAGATTGGTTCTTCATTTGGTAGATTGCAATCAGAGTTTATACAACCTTTAGTTAAAAGAATAATATACATTCTTAAAAAACAGGGAAAGATTACAATTCCTAGTTTGGATAACAAAGAAATAAAAATTATACCTGAATCACCCTTATCTAGGGCGCAGTTTGAACAAGACATAGCAGATATAAACAGATTTAATGCTACTATAGGTCAAACATTTGGACCACAAGTTTTAAACTTAATAGTAAAACAAGAAGAAGTAGCTAGATATTTAGCAGAAAAAATGAATTTACCAGAAAAGTTAATTCGTGATACTGCTGAACAACAACAAGTAGTACAACAACTACAACAACTACAACAAGCACAAGGAGGACAAATTGGCGTGGGAGCAGATACGCAACAAACCTGAGGGATACCACTATAGTATAGATGGATTCCAAAGATCTAAAAAAGCAGAAATAGAATTAAATGGTGATATTGCTGCACTTTTTAAAACAGAGTTAGGAAAAAAGGTTTTAAATTACTTAAAATCTATTACAGTAGAAGCTGTAGCTGGTAGAGATGTTTCAAATGACCAGTTAAGGCATTTAGAGGGAATGAGATATTTATATTTTATTATCAAAAAAAGAATAGAAGCACATAAGGAGAACTAATGGAAGAAGAAAACACACAAACTACAGAAGCTGTTACAGCAACAGAAGCACCACAAGAAGCACCTAGTAGACCAGAATATATATCAGAAAAGTTTTGGGATACAGATAGAAGCGAAATAAAAGTTGAAGAGCTTGGAGCTTCTTACAATGCTTTAGAAAAAAAACTAGGTATGAGAACAGATGAACTATCTAAGCAAATAAGAACAGATATAGAACAAGAAAGAAAAAGTGTTGTACCTGAAGAATACAAAATAGTTGTACCTGAAGTGCCAGAACATATTAACATTGAAGTTAATAAAGATCAGGAACTGTTAAAAGAATGGTCAGCTATTTGTAGAGAAAATAATTTATCACAAGAAATGTTTAACAGAGGTGTAAATGCTTTTGTAAACAATGAGATAGCTGGTTTACCTGATACACAACAAGAAATGCAAAAGTTAGGTGATAATGCTAATAGTCGTGTTGAAGCTGCTGATTTATGGTCAAAAAAATATTTAACACCTGAATCATATGAAGTTGCAGCAAAAATGGCTAGTACAGCTGAAGGTGTAAAAGCATTAGAAGAAATAATGAATTTAACAAAAACACAACCATTACCTAATTCAAACACAGTAGTTGATGCTGAACTTGATGAAACAGATCTTAGATCTATGATGAATGATCCTAGATATTACGATCCAGCAAAAAGAGATGAAGCATATTATAACAAAGTAACCAAGCTATACGAAAAAAAGTATGGCTAAAAAGAAAGATTTTCCCTTTAAAAAGTACATATTTAAATGGGAAGATCCTACTGGTCATAGTGAATGGATGTCAAAGAATGACATGGATTCGGTAAAACCAGCTGTTATTACGACAGAAGCATATCTATATTCTAAAGATAAAAGCTATGTTAAGACATTTGCATCATATATAGAAGAAGAAGATGGATCTTATACATTTGGGGATGTCAATGTTTTTATTGCTTCTGGTCTTGTAAAGATGACAAAAATATAATATATCTCACATAACAAGCCGAAATAGACTGGAAGATGCCCAGTTTGGACAACATAACAAAGTTTATAACGACAACTTGGATTTAGAACAATACGAAAGGAAAAACAATGACAGCGACTATAGATCAAGCCTTTATAAAGCAGTTCGAAGCAGAAGTGCATATGGCTTATCAAAGAATGGGCAGTAAGCTCAAGAATATGGTCCGTAATGTCAGTAATGTAAAAGGAAGTACTGTTCAGTTTCAAAAAGTAGCAAAAGGTTCTGCTTCAACTAAAGCAAGACACGCTGAGGTTGTCGCTATGAACTCTGTACACTCTAATGTAACTGCAACACTATCTGACTTCTACGCTGCTGATTATGTGGATCGTTTAGACGAACTAAAAGTAAACATTGATGAGAGAAACATTGTTGCACAAAATGCAGCATATGCTCTTGGTAGAAAAACCGATTCTATCATCACTGATACATTTGACGCTAACGCAACTGCATTAGCACATAACTCAGCTGGATCAACAACTGGTATGAACTTAGACAAAGCACAGAATGTGTTTGAGATCTTCCAAGAAAATGATGTTCCAGATGATGGACAAAGGTATTGGATTGTTGGTGGAAAACAATGGTCAGACCTTCTAGACATAGATCAGTTCTCAAGAGCTGAATATGTTGGTGAAGCAGACTTACCATTTGGCGGCACATTAACTGCTAAAAGATGGATTACTTTCATGTGGATGGCATTTAGTGGCTTACACAAGGATGGATCAAACGATAGATTCACACTTGCTTTCCATAAATCATCTCTAGGATTAGGTGTAGGTTCTGATGTAAGAACAGAAGTAAACTACATACCTGAAAAGGTAGCACACCTAACAACATCATATATGTCAATGGGTGCAGTACTTATTGATGGTGATGGTGTAAGAATCCAGAAATGTAGGGAGGCATAATCATGGCATACGAAACAACTAATCCTGTGAAAAAGATATCCCAAATGGGAGATTCTAATTCACTTTGGTATTATACTGATGGTGATGCTATTGGTACTATTGATGACAATGAATACTTTTTAGCATCTACTGGCGACCTTAATGCTGGTGATGTAATCATTGTTAATAGTGGTGGCTCAAACGCAGTTGTAGATATTTTAATTGTAACTACAGCTAGTGCTACACAAGTAAGAACTGCCTTATTATCATAATGTGAATGGGGGGTTTTATACCCCCCTCTCTTTTCATGGCAGATACTAAAGTAGATATATGTGCAAGAGCTATCATAATGATCGGAGCTTCTCCGATATCATCTTTTGATGATGGTTCTACAGAAGCCTTAGTAGCTTCTAATATGTATGAAAATATACTGAAGTCTTGTTTATCAAGACACAGATGGAAATTTGCCACAGAACAAAAACAACTTTCTTTACTAGCTGATGCACCTACAGGAAGGTATGAATATGCTTATCAGTTACCTAGTAGTCCTGAACTATTAGTTTTAAATACAGTTACTGTAAATGATAATCCAATTAAGTATGCTAGATATGGAGATAAGATATTTGTAAATACTTATGGATCTAGTAACACACTAATAGCTGACTATATATTTAGACAAGTAGAAGCAGAGTTTCCTGAATATTTTAAATTAGCATTACAATATAAACTTGCATCCATCTTTGCTGGATCTGTAGCAAGAGATGCTGCTATGATACAACAGTTTGAAACACTTGGTGAAAACCAAATGAGAATAGCAAAGAACATAGATAGTCAAGAAGTTACAAATAGTATTTTAAACACAAAAAGGTTTATACAGGATAGATTAACTACTGGAGGATATTAATGGCTAATGTTCTCAGAACTGTATATACCAACTTTTCAAGTGGTGAACTTAATCCTTTATTAGTTACAAGAACAGATGCCTCTGCATATTTTAGTGGAGCAAAAACATTAAGAAATTGGTATCTACTTGATGAAGGTGGTATTATGCGTAGACCTGGCACACAGTTTAAAGCTACATTACCAGGATCATCAAGAATTATTCCATTTATATTTTCTAATGATGAAATGGCAGTTTTTGCATTATCTAATAATAGATTAGATGTATTTGATAGTAATGGTGCAAGTGTACAAGCTAATATAACAAGTAATTGTAACTGGACTACAGGACAGTTATTTGAACTAAACTATGCACAGTTTGGTGATACAGTATTTATAGTTCATAGAAATAATCCTATAGTAAAAATAGTAAGAGCATCAGCATCTTCATTTAGTGTATCTCTATTTACATTTGAAGAAGATGAAAGTGTATCTGTTGGTGGAGCAAACAAAACAACACAACCATTTTTTAAGTATGCAGATTCAACAATATCTGTAACACTATCTGATAAAACTACTGGTACTGGTAGAACATTGACTGCTAGTGCTTCTGCTTTTACAAGTGCATATGTAGGGCAGTATTTATTAGTAAATAATAAACAAGTAAAAGTTACAGGATATACAAGTGCTACTGTAGTAACAGTTACAGTTTTAGAAGAAGTAGATACAGTAGGACCTCATTTTTTATGGGAAGAACAACTAATATCTTCTATTAGAGGATTTCCACAAGCTGTTACATTTCATGATAATAGATTATATTTTGCTGGTGTAAGAGATAAACCAGCTTCTGTTATAGCATCTAAAGTAGGTGAATACTTTAATTTTGAAATAGGCACAGGACAACCTGATGATGCACTAGATGTAACTGTAACAGGAGATAGAATAAATGAGATTAGACACCTAGTAAGTTCTAGAAACTTACAACTATTTACTGATGGTGGTGAGTTTTTTGTACCAACATCTACAGATACTTCAGCTGTTACTCCATCAAATATAGTTTTTACAAGACAAACACCATATGGATGTAATAGAGCTAAACCAGTTATTTTTGATGGTGCTACATTATATGCACAGAAAAATGGTAAGACAGTTAGAGAATATTTATATTCAGATGTTGAAACAGCATATGCTTCTACATCAATATCTATACTTGCATCACAAGTTATAAATAATCCAGTAGATATGACTATGATTACTGGTACAACAACTAGACCAGAACAATTTGCATTTTTTACAAATACAGATGGTACACTTGCTTTATTTCATAGTATTAGATCTGAAAAGATAGCTGGATGGACACTATGGTCTACTAGATCAGGTGATAACTTTAAAAGTATTACAGCTTTGAATGAAAACTTATTTTGTGTTGTAGAAAGACAATTAGAAGGTGGAACTGTATATACATTAGAAAAATTTGCAGATGATGATAGCCTTACACTTGATTGCTCTGCTGTTACTACATTGAATCAACAAGGTGCGCCTAAAGTAAATGGTGGTAGTCAGTCAGGATCAACTTTGAATGTTGATGGTTATACATCAGCACCTAATCCTAATGATATAATTCAAATAGCTGGTAACAGTACACAATACACTATTCAAACAGTAAATGCTACAGCGTCTGGATTTACCCTAGTTTTAAATCAAAATCTTGCTGCAACACCATCAGATAATGCTGTTATTACTATAGTTCAAGGAAGATTACATAACTCACCAGCACACTTGACATCTACATTAGTATATGCTGTTGATGGTACTATGGCATTAGGTACATTTACTACATCAGGATCAGATACAATAACATTTAATGAAGCTCACGCTGCTGGTGTTAATATTGGTTTTGATTATACTCCTACACTAGAAACTATGCCTATAGATAAAGAAGTAGCTAATGGTCCATTGACAGGAGAAATAAAAAGAATATCAAGAGCAGTTGTAGATGTATCAAACGCACTTAATGTTGCTTTACAAGCATCAGATAAAACTGCAAAAAATTTAATTATTAGACAAGTAGATTTTAATGTAGCTCAATCTGTTAATGCAGTATTTGGTAAAAAAGAATTTTTCTTTTTAGGATATGATAGAGAACCTACAGTAAAAATAACACAAACAGAACCATTACCACTTAAAATTTTAGGTATGGCAGTAGAGGTAGTATTTTAATGGGTAGTATAACTCCAGCAACTATGTTTTTAATTACAGCTGGTGTATCAGCTGGTGCATCTTTATATCAAGGTTATACTGCAAGACAGGCATTAAAAAGTGATATAGCTAGATATGAAGAGGAAAAAAAACTTACAGAGCTAAGAGGTTTACAAGAAGAAACAGTTAGAAGGCAACAAATGGATATTACACTTGGTAATAATAAAGTCATAGCTGGTGCTGCTGGTATATTAGATGATAGTAGAACATTTCTAGCTATACAAAATGATGTAAGAAATGCTGCTATATCTGATATTAGATCACAAAAATTAAATACTAGAATAGCATTATCTAAGTTTGACCAACAAATAGTAAACTCAAAAATAGATATGCAATCAGCAACCTTTGGTTCTATATTTGATGCTGGTAGTTCTGCTGTAACTGGATGGACATATGCTAACTATTATAGAGGATCTAATACAATTAAACCAGGTATGTCGCCAGGTGAATCAAGAGCTAGATTCGGTACAGATCTTCTAGCTGGTAAAAGAATAGGAGGTATGGATATATAATGGTTTTAGAAAGAGGAGCAAGTCTTAGTAAAGGTGTTAGAAGAACAGGCGTTGAAGGTAGCTTTGGCGTTGTAAGAACAGCACAAAATACTATAGGTACAAGTGTAGCAAACTTATCACAAACAGTTGATAAGATTAATCAGTTTCAGGTTGATGTCATGGATAAAGAATGGCAAAACAACTTTGATACAAATAGTGCTATATTTGTAGAAGAGGCTATGCGTGAGGAACTTAATAGTCCAAATCCTGATTTAGTAAAACTAAGAGAAAAATTTATAACATATCGTGATACTACTTTAAAAGAAGCACCACAAAGATTTCAAAATTATATAGAAAATAAATTAGACTTAAACTTTGTTGATGCTGTTAATAATGTTAAAGACTATGCTAATGATTTAAAATATGTAAATTTATCAACACAAGGTGCAGTTCTAGCAGAAACAAATTATAATAGTGCCTATAGTACAATACAAACAATAATTAAAAATAATAAAGGTAACTTTGAAAAAATACAAAATGAAATTGATTTGTATTATACCACTACAGTTTTACCTAACTTAGCAAATTTAAATTCTAATGATAAAATTTTAAATAAACTTAAACCTCTAGAAATGACACCAGCTATGATTGAAGATAGAGCTAATGGTAATAATGTATTATATGAAAGTTTAAGAGCAAAAAGCATTATTGAAATGATGGTATCAGGTGTAGATTTTGAACAAGGTGATACACAAAAATTATATGCTGATTTAGAAACTTTAGATATAGAAATAGATAATTATATACAAAAGTATTTAGAAGATCCAGCTGCTAGAAGATTAGATATGAGTGATGCTACAGTTAGTGAAATTGTTGCTGATTTAAAAGCAGTAAAAAATAATTTATTATCAGTTCAGTCTGATAAAATAGCAAAATCTGAAAATGCTGGGTTATATACACAACAAAATTTTTCTAAAAGTTTTATAGATGCTTTTAAAAATGATGCTAGATTATCTATAGTAGCAACTCCAAAAAGTATTTTAGAACAACTAAACAATACACCAGATGCTGTAGCATTATATAATAATCCAGAATTATTTTTTCAAACACTTAATGGAGCTATTGAAGCATCATCTGTACATAAAATAATAGCTAGTAAAAAAGAACAAAATAATGGTGTACTTCCTAACAGTGGGGATATGTTATCTGAAATAAATTTATCTACAGGATCAAATCTTTCAGAAGATGAATTAGCATCTTATGTTTACGCATCATATGGTGGTTTATTTAATTATGATACAAACCAAATGTTGCAAGATTATGATATGGTTTTAAACAATCCTAGACCAAATGTAGGTGCTGGGGGAATGGGTCCAGAAATATTACAAGCAGAAAAAAATACAGCAGCAGCAGCTATAATGATGCAAAATGGATATTTCCCACCTGGATTAGATAATTATTTTTTACAAGTAGATAGAATTATGATGAAAAATGAAATATCAGATCCAGATATGGAAAGAATAAATCAATCTATTCAATTATATAATTTTATTAATAATAATAGTAGTGATGTATTTTTTCCTTCTGTTACAGGAGCAGATACACCATCATTCTTTTCATTTATAAAACTTACAAAAGGAGATATGTATCAAAGTGTAAATATTTCAGATGTACAAGATTTAAGACAATTAAAAAATGAATATAAAGCATTTGTGGATGCACCATATGATTTAGAAGAAATTAAAAATGTTTTGATTGATAATGGTGCAAATGTAACACTTGATAATGTACAAGTAGCTATATCAGAAGATTTAAGATCACAGATTGGTCCTGAAGCATTTGGTAAATATTTAATAAATAAACTACCTCATATAGATATTCCTTTTACAGACTTTGATATAGGTTTAGCAGAAGATGAAAAATTTACAAAGACAGAAGAATTTGAAAAATTATTAGCACCTATACCAGAATGGAAAAAAATTATTATAGGAATGTCAGTTAGTTTTGGTGGTGAAGAATATTTTGCAGATAATCCATATCCAAACTTTTTACAAGTAGATCCTATAATTATGGATCAATTTAATGATATTTTTGTGCAAGAACTAAGAAAATTAGGTGTAGATTTTGGATTAGTACAACAAGGTAAAAAAGAACAATTTTTACAACAAGTTGGAGAAAAAAGAGAACAAGCATTATACAGTACAGCATATAGATTAAATAGAGAAGGTTTTGGTATATCAAACTATGAATCTATGAGTGATGGTGGAAAATTAGTGATGAACCCAATTGAAAGTAAAATTCCATATTCAGAAAAAATAGACAAAGAAATATATATAACTGCACATATTTTCCAACATATTAAAAGTATGGAAAATAAATATGGTACAGACAAAATGGTAGATATGTATCCAGGATTGTACATAAATAATTTTGGTACAAATCAAGCCAATAGAGTTGATTTAGATATAAATAGAGTAAATGAATTACTTAATGATGGTGTTTTTTATTTTATAAGAGAGCCTGGTGATGTATACAGTTATAACCTAAACCCAAATAAAATTTATTCTAATAGTTATGATTTAGCTATGGATGTAGATGATCCACAATTTTTAAGAGTAGATGATTCTTTAACTGTTAATGATGGACAAATATATTCTAAGAAAGCTATTGTTACAGAAGCAGTACAAGATTATTTACAAGATAATAAATTAGTAGATTTCTTTGTAGATAGAGGTGTTCCAAAAAACTATGTGCAAAACTTTTTATATTCTATTTTATATCCAGGAACAAAAGGGATTACTACTAGAAAAGATTTATTAGAATACTTAGAAAATAATAAAATAGATATAGATATGTTTAATAAATGAGTAATGTAGCTTTAAAAGGTTTAACTCGTAAAATTGTTCCACAAGATTTTGATATACCAGAAAGTTCCATAGATGGTTTTTTTAGAAATCCAAAATCAGAACAATTCAAAAGAGGTTTTGTTGATGAAAACTCAGTAGCTTTAACATTTTCAAAACAAATGGAAGCTACACAATCATTTAAAAAAGATCCTACATATAATTTTTTATATGATGAAGAATTAAAACCATACATAGATAATATAGATTATTTTAGAAACTCAGGAAGTAAGTTAGAAACTAAGTATTTAATAGAAGAATTAAAAAAAGATGCAGAGCTGATAAGTACAAATCCAGCAGCATATTTTATTGGTAGACTTACTGGAGGTATTTTAGATCCTGTTACATATGCAGCTTTTAATATGAAAGCATTTAGAACTGCTAGTGGTGCATTAAACATAAAAAAAATTACTGCTATTGCTACAGCTGAAGAGCTATATAAACAAACTATCAATCCTAATAGAGAAAAAGAATTAGCATATTTTGTACCAGTAGGTACTGCAATAGTTACAGGATTATTAAATACTGTAGGTAGATTAAAAAGTTTTGAAGGTGGAGAAGCAATAGGTAAATATAATAAACAACAATTATTACTTGATGGTAGAGAAGAAGTAGTTGCTAGAACAAAATTAAATAATGGTGAGTTATTAGATAGTAGAATATTAGATCCAGATAATAGAATAGGACCAAAAGGTGTTGGTGCAGATGCTACTAATACTGGTGGTGCAAGGTCCTACAATGATGATTTATATGATGAAGCAATAGCTAATACACTTACTGGTTTAGAAAACACAGGAATAACACCAGTATTTAGATTATTAAAATCACCAATTTTACAAGTTAGAGAAATAGCTACAGATTTATTAGATACAAAACTTATGCAAAATAAAAATGTTTTGAATACAGGATTTACTACACAGTCAATAGAATCAAACATAGCTAGAAAATACATATATGTAGAAGAAGCAAGACAAAATACTAAAATGAGTTACAAAGATTATCTTAAAAGAATTTATCAAGAAAATAATTTAGGTCAAGATTCTAGAATCAAAAGTATAGAAATGAGATTTAAAGGTATAAAAACTATTTCAGAAAGAGAGTTTCAAAGAAGAGTATCTTTTAGACTTGTCAACAAAGATCAAAAAGATCCTATACCAGAAGTAAATAAAGCTGCTAGTTATTTAAGAGAAAACTTTTTTACACTGATTGGAAGAGAAGCAGATGCAGAAGAATTATTTAGTATTTATTCTAGAGTAATTATAGCTGGACTAAAAAGAACAAGAGATAAGATGAAAAAAGATGGTAAAAAAACTACAGAACAAAGAGGTCAAACATACACTTTAGCACAAATAGAAAGTAGACTAGCTGATGAAGAAGCTAGATTAAATAATATTAATGCTACAGGACCACTTAGAGAAGATTATTTACCTAGATATTGGAAAAGAGATTTAATTAGAAATAAAATAAATGATTTTAAAAAAGATTTAAGAATAGCATTAAATAATAAAGGTATATCTGTAAGTGCAAAAGACTTAGATGAAATGGTAGAAGATATAGCTACCAGTACACCATTTAATAAATTACCTAGAGATGCTTTAAGACCAGATGAAACATTTGATTTATCATTTGCATTTCAACCATCTGGAGTATCAAAACATTTAAAAAATAGAGTAATGATATTAGATGATGCGTATTTAATGCAAAGAGGTTGGATGGAAAGTAATATAAACATTATTACTAAACAATATTTTAACTCTATTATGCCTGATATAGAAATAGCTAAAGTATTTGGTGATGTCGCTATGATGGGATTAAAAGGTCCTAATGCTGGATATAGACCAAGTATTCCTCAAATTGCTATGGAATGGGATGCTTATATAAATAAAACAGCACCAGCTGGTACAAAACCAAAACTTAGAGCAGATTTAATTAAAAAAAAAGAAGAAGAAATTAGAGATATAGAAGCTAGTAGAGATTTACTTAGAGGTACATATGGACTTACTGCTAATCCAGAATCAGGTATGCAGTCAGGTATTAGAACATTAAAAAATATACAAAATATGATTTTTCTATCAGGATTCTTATCTGCTGCTCCTGATATGGCTAGATTAATTATGCAAAATGGATTTAAAAAAGGGTTTGGACAAACATTTGAAATATTTGCAAATCAAGCAAATAGAGAAATATTGAAGATGTCAAAAAAAGAAGCAAACATTGTAGGTGAAGCATTAGACCTGGCTATTGCTGGTAGAGCAAACACAATCGGTAATGTTGATGAAATGATATATGGACTAAATAGTGTAGAAAGAGCCACAGGAGCTGCAAACTCTTTTTACTTTACATTTATAAACTTAATGAATGTTTGGAATACTGGTATGAAAACAGCATCATCTTATATTGGTAGCACTAAAATATTAGAATGGGCAGAACAAGCTGTGAGAGGAACTATATCACAAAAGAATATGGCTAAGTTATTGAGTGGTAGTATTGATAAACCTATGGCTAAAAGAATTATAGAACAATATAAAAAATATGGTTTAGGTGTTGGTGGTGCAGAAAGAGGTGATTTAAAATATAGTAGAGTGGCTAGATCAGATTTATGGGATGATAGAGAAGCTGCAAAAGCCTTCGGTAATGCACTTCGTAAAGATATAAGAACTACAATTATTACACCAGATAAAGGTGATGTTCCATTGTGGATGAATACACCAGTAGGTAGTTTATTATCACAATTTAAGAAGTTTGGTATGGCAGCTACACAATCAGTAATGATGCGAGGATTACAAGAAAGAGATCAAAATTTCTTTATAGGTTTAGCATTTTTAGTAGGTATGGGTGCTATGGTAGATGCAGTTAGACAAAGAGCTTTTGATAGAGATTATGCTAAAAAGAAAACTGGTGATAAAATAGCTAGTGCTTTAGATAGATCTGGAGCAATAGGTATATTTAGTGATTTAAATAGAATGTTGGAAGTTATGTCTGATAATCAATTAGGTATAGCACCAGCATTAGGAGCTGGTAAACCATATAATGCTACAGATAGACAAAAACTAGGTTTACTTGGACCTTCGGGATCACTAGCCTATAATTTATATGAGATTATGTTAGATACAGGAAGTGGTAATTACGACTATACTACTGCTAGAGCAATAAGAAGATCTTTACCTTTACAAAATATATGGTATTTAGATGGTTTATTTGATAGGTTCGAAAAAGGTATAAGATAAATGGCATTAGCAATATCAGACACATCTCCTAGAGTGCAATATACAGCAACTGGTGGTCAAACCACATTTACTGTACCATTTGAGTTTTTTGCAGATGGAGATCTAACAGTTATTAAAACAGCTGCATCTAATGGTGCAGATACTACACTTACACTTACAGCTAGTCCATCTTCTGCTACACAGTACTCAGTAACTGGTGCTGGTGTATCAGGTGGTGGATCTATCACTTTAGGTGGTGGTGCTACTGTAAATGATAAATATACAATACTAAGAGATTTATCTGTAGCTAGATCATCTGATTTCCCTGTATCTGGTACATTTCCAATAGAAACACTTAATACTGAACTAGACAAAATTATTGCTATGATTCAGCAAAATGAGAGAGATAATAAGTTTTCTCCACAAGCTAAATCATCTACATCAACTGCATTTAACCTGACATTCCCTGAGTTAGTAGCTAATAAAATACTATCTGTAAACAGTTCTGGTAATGCTTTAGAGTTTTCACAATCAATTACAGATGTATCTACTGTTGCTGGTATTGCATCAGATATTACTACAGTTAGTGGTATAGCAAGTAATGTAACTACTGTAGCTGGTATATCTAGTGATGTAAGTAGTGTAGCTGCTGATGCTACTGATATTGGAACTGTTGCTGGTAAAGCTACAGAGATAGGTAGACTAGGTACATCAGACGCTGTAGCAGATATGGCTATCTTAGGAACTACTGATGTAGTTTCCGATATGAATACACTTGCAAGTTCTGCAACTGTAACTGCTATGAACTTACTA